CTTTAGGTGCGTGTTGGTAGCCGTTACGGTGATGCCACGAGTCCGTGCCGCTTGGACTTCTCAACGTTTCAACGCATACGCTCATTACGTCCTTACTTGTCTTGTGGTGTAAGTGGTGGGTGTAAATATAACGGTGTTTGCATTCTTGCCATTTATCCGATTCGTGCGCCATTAATAGCGGTAGGTCCTGGATCTTTGCGCCGTCTCCGTGTGTTGATCCTATTAAATTCTGACCGTATGAGTAATATTTTCGGTGCGCTATACTAACGTCAAACGTAACGTTCTTATCTAACCTGAAATGCGTTTCAATCAATTGAGCAAGAAAGAACCCGTTTGTGTAATCGTGGTTGCTAGGATTATACGATACATGCACATTTGCAGCCTGTTTAAGCGTGTTTATAACGTCAACGTATAACCTAACACCGTTTAGAAAGTTTTCGTACCACATGCCGTCAGTATCTTGCGGTGTTCCGCTTGTGGTTGTTCTTCTCGGTGTGTCCGTGTGTAGTATGTCGTTGCCTATGATTAAATGAATGTTGTCTAAGTTCCACCCACTAGCCGAAGAAAGTAAACCAGAAACGCCATCCATAACGCGTTTAACTGCTATTTGTTGGTTATACGTTTCGCCTGTTTCAAACGATGTGCATAATTTACCAATGTGAACATCTGCCGGACTTATTACCATTAGGTGTCCGTCACTCGATTTCTTGCGTTTTACTTTAGTGTATTGGGGTGAAAACCTCGAAAACTCTTTAAGTAACGAAGCACGAAACGCTTCGTTTTCCTTTTGTGTATCATCTTTAAAATCTGGATTTTTAAAAAATAGGCTTGAATTGTCGGACTTTAGCCAACCGTGCTTAACGTCTTCAAAGTTAACGCCCGCTTCTTCTGATTCTGTTTTTATTCTTCTGTACTGATCTACTATGTCCGCTTCTTCTTGTGATAGCCTTTTTCTTATCTGCTTTCCCATACCTTCTTTTTTTTGGAAAGTTACGATTTTCTTTTAACTTTTATCGGATCGGGCAAAACTGCAACGGGTGTATGTTGCGGGTAGTTTCTTTGGCTGTCGTTAACGCGGTCATTCATGCAATCTTTGTAGTCTTCTTGAATATCGCTAACCTGCATCTGTAGCATAAACACCCAAACCAATAACACCGCCTTCGCTCCGTTCTTTATAACGAATTCCCCTACTTGTATTAAATCAAAATTAGCCATCTTAAACCTCGTTTTTTTGCATTTGAATATCTACCCACTTAATCAAGTCGGCCTCAGACCAGCTGTCAGGCGTTGAGTTATCTGTTAGTGTTACAATCTGTCGAGTAGAATCCGTTATCAATAATACCTCTGCAAATGTCAATAGTTCTGCAGTGCCTTCNTTGAATTTTGTNCCCACCGATCCGTGAAGTAAAATCNTGGGGTCTTTTATCTCTGTATTGAATTGTTCAAATTTATAAGTTGCCATTATATCGAAAGTTCTAAGTTTGTGAAATATCTTACCGCGTAATGCCTGTATGACGTTGATTTTGAAAAAGGACCTATCTGTCCCGTCTGGGGAATAACTAAATACATTTGTGAACCACTTCGAGAAGTAGATGTATTTACGCCTGTAGCCCTGTTAAATGGTGAATAATTTAACCAGCTTGTCAGCTCTTTATTTAAAACGCTTTCCTGCTCTGTTAGGTTAGGCATTGCCCACCCTGTGAAACCGTCAACGTTATAGGTTAAACATAAATCAATAGCATCATCCCAAGTTCTTGGCGTGTCAGCATCGGAAATATACCAAGCGAGTACAGTTGTACCGTTATACGTAGACCAGTCTAAAACTATACCGTTTGCATAAGTCTGCCCCCCTAATGTGTCTGTGAATCGGTTGGTGTTTCCAAATGGGTTGTTTGATGGGAGAGTTAAAAAATCAACTTGCCTACCTCTGCCTGTACTGCCATCGTCTCCCGTTCTATATGATGTTGTTTGACATTTCAGCAAAGTTGCTCCTACTGGTATTGAAGCGCTATCAGGTAAAGTTATCGTTACATCTGTACCTGTTACACCTACTGAATCAGGTGTAAGGCTTCCCACACCGTCTTGAAGTATTATATTAAAACTTTGTACGCTTGGAATTTGCCCCTCTGTATTCCCGTTTACACTTGCGCCCGCATCGGGTAGGTTTAATGTACTACCACTTGCAACGCTTTGTATATAACTACCGTCTGAATTCTCAACGTTCACAGGGCTACAAACTGCCCCCGTTGCTGTATCGTCGCAAGATGTCATTGTATTAGGTACGTGAATATCAAAAGTAACAGCCCAGCCCGCTAGATTGTTCTCGAATCTTTCTGTGAACCCCTCAAAAGTAGGCTCTCCACGCATCATGAATTTAGAGTTATTACTTCCGCGCTCTAATAATTCAACCAAACGCAAGGCAACCGCTAATTGTGTATTCAAAACGTCTTGCTCATTATCGTTACCAAGGAAAATATCAGTGGTTTCATCTTTCGAATAGTCCACAATATCCATACACATAACAGTAACGTTGAACTGTAAGATGTTTTTAACCTTTGTTACATCGTTAACAATGATATGGGACAGCGGAAAAATAGCCTGTTTGGTTAGGTCAATATCAAATATATCGCCTTGCGTTACAGTATTAACGAAAACGTCAGCTTCTAGCTTTGCTTTCAATGTTGTTAGTACGTTGTAATATGCTTGCATGTCTGTATTTTATGAAACGCCTGTAGCTTTTATGTACAACTTTAAACCCGCTTCCGTAGCACCCCCAGAAATAGCGTCTACATCAATGGTAATTTCATCGTCTAAAGCAATGATACTTTGCCCTACGTTAATTACTGCGGGCGTTGCTGCTGTTTCGCTTGTTTTCTCTGTGCTATCAATAGTTAGTACCGTAGTAAATATTGAAGTGCCATTTTTGTTAACGTCTATGGTAGTCGTGCCGGAAGTAGAACCCGCAACCGATAGAGAAGCGCGCACCTCTGTGATCACCCCAGCGGTAGGCATACGAAAAGTATAAACCCCCGTTGCGGCTGCTATAGCCGTAGTCTCGTCACCAATAGGAACGAAAAAGAAATAAGGTACAATATTTTTAACCTTCTCAATGGTGGCTGATTTAGTTGTTGAACTCTGAACAACCGCGAATTCATCACTATCCGTTAAGGCTATTACACTAGTTAGATTGCTTATTTTGCTGTCGCTCATTTTTTACCTTCTTTAAATAGGTTAATAACTTAACTTCGTTCTCTTTTTTCGGTTTGTACGTCTTTATATCTCCCATCCTGTGATATTGGTTAACTTATCCGGGCTAACATCGTCGTTAGTATTACTATAATACTCTGGAAACTTGCTCCCCGCGTTGATACTCATATAACCAATGAATCGTTGTGTATAGTTGTTTGCAAAAGTCTTTTGTTTCTCCTGTAGGTAATCAACCTCATTTTTAGAAACAGACTCCGCATTTTCGCTTAAATGCTTATAAACTCCCTTGTTAGCGATTGTATACGCTGCCCATGGCAAATATTCATACAATGCCCAATGAATCAACATATCTTTTATGTAGTTAGTCAATACAAAATCATAGTCTTCATTTCCTACATCTCCAATCGTTCCCGCTGCAATTAAAGATTGAATTTTTTCCAGTAAGTCAGTACCCACGTAATTCTGTATGTGTATGTCTTGCGCGATTTCTACAAACTGAATAAATTCGTCAGTATCAACGTTGCCGTTCATAGCCGTTTTCTTTACTAGGTCTGCTCGCGTTATTAATAGTGCTTTTGCCATTATCCTGTATAATCTGGGTGGTGTCCGTTTCTTGGCATGTCTTTTGGCATCATCGAAACTTCTTTTTCGTTGGTTGGTCTGTAGCCAAATTTCCGCGCTTTATTTGTGCTTATCTGTGAGGTCTTAGGCGATCCAATAGAAGCCTTTTTCTTTGTGCTTACGTAGGTTCTACGCTCCCATTTATGATGACATTCTGGCCCGCCTTTATAAAGCCAAATAGAATAAGCCTCGCCCTTATGTCCGAAACTCTGATTTATTCCCTGAGTTTCCATGCGCAAAATATCTTCCTTTCTGTAAATCTTGGACGCTCGCATCATTTGACGGCAAAAACCACGCTCTGGGGATTTATTACCTACATACTTGTAGCGAACCTTAAAATAGAAACCGTCAATCTCTCGATCTTGTGCACTTTCTGTATTAGGCCGCGCTATACCAGTGGCGAACTTATAAATTTTGCTTAAAAATGTTTCGTCTTCTTTTGCTAAATCCGTTTCAAACTCTGAAAGCTGCGCGTCTAATTCTTCTTCGTGATTATAATCAACTTCTCTTGAATCTATCAACTCCCAGTCTTCGCTCTCTTGCTCTCCGAATTCGTCTATAAAATCTTGTAGATGTGAACTAAGTGAAAAACCTACGCTTTCCTCTTGTCTTTGCGTGTCCTCCTCTACCGATTCAAGCAAGTTTAAGCGTTTAAAATACAAATCTAACCCCATTACACCATTAAAGGCTAGAATCTTCTCTATAGCCTCTATAATTAAATCCTGAAAAGGTTTAATAGTTGTATTGTAAAAGTATTTTGATGCAATGTCGATTTCGTCAGCGTTACTAGAAAAACCCTGATTATCCGTAACAACACCCACAAGCATAGGAGAAGTAACGTTATGGCCTATTAGAATCTTCTGCTCTGCCTCTTTTGATAAATACGCGTAATGCTCTGGGGCATCATTTAACGGAATGTCCTCCACGGTTGTGCGGTTTTCAACGTTGCTGTTAAATGAGACTATTACTTTTTGTCCGTTGCTTCCTGTCAGCTTATCACTAACACGTTTCGCAAGTTGTTTCTTTTGTTCATCCGTTGCCGCTTCTCCATTGTTGAAGTTAACAACCTTATTGCCGCTAAAATGGTTTTGTACCTCGTTAATTAGGTAGTCTCCAATTTCTTCTTCTAAGACAGTGTAAGGTAGACAGCCTTGATAATCTACAGGTGAGAAGTATTTAAACCCTACAGAGTAAGGCATAATGCGCAAAAGTTCAATTTGGTCTTTTGACGTTCCAAAGGCTGGAATTCTTTGCGGTGGAAACTTTTTTACTTCCTCCCAATTGTCAGAATAGTAATACCCTGTAATTTCCCCGTCTTTGTCGCACTTCTCAGGGCGCACCATGTTAGCCGTAATAAAGTGTACCTTTTCAATTTTGGTATGTGCTTTATTATAAATACACTGTAAATAATGATCGCCTAGCATTTTTGTACCTTGACAAGTAGCGCGTAGTACTTCGGGAGTAAATAACGCCTTCATTGCCGCGTATTGTTGGGGCTTTCTTGAAGCATTTAAAGCACTCAACCCTCTGCCGTATATTAAACGGCTCATGTTGTTAATAATAGCGTTATTTGTTGGGCTTGTATGGTAGCGATCAATTAGCCATTGGTAGTAGTCGTTATCCCCTCCGTACTCAATCCATTCACCTTTACGCGTTTCCTGTATAGTAGGGCTTTCGTATTCAGACAAATTTAATACAAATACGCTATTTTCTTCCTCTTTCATTATCTTGTAATGTATTCGTTATCACTTGAAACGCTAACAAACTCCCCGTTGTTTACAGAGTAAGTAGAAACCGTTTGATTCGTGCAAAATATCTTGTCTTTATACACTATATCAGCGCCATTGAAAACGGTCAACATGTAAAAATTGTCCTCCTCCAGTGTTACGCTCTCCGTCCATGTTAAATAATAACCGTCTATGGTTGCGGTAATATTGTATGAGGTTGTACTTCGTGTTGTTTCTCCTGTTATTTCCATTCGATCTGCTGAGTATACACGCGGGATAACTTTAAAGTCTTGTGCTGTCACCGTTTCTTGTAATACTATCATACTTAATTAACCGAAACAAGGCTAAATTGTTTCAAAAGCAAAAAGCACCCCCGAAAGAGTGCCTTTGAAATTGTGGTTGGTAATTTGATTATGCAGTTACTACAAGTAACCCAGCTGTATTAAGTCCTGCTTCGTCTGTAGCCTCCATAAATGAAGTTGGAATTTTCTCCTTTGAAGTAAAAGTAAGCATATACCCTGACTTGTCCCCCATTGCTCCACCTGTTGCAATAGTTCCACCTGTTAATTCGCATCCATGTTCTGCTCCCATGTAGAAGAAGTTACTGTTACGGTCTTCAAATACAATGTGAGGACGGTTGAAAGCCAAAAGTTTCACCTCTTTATGTGTTGCTAAGTCTAATTTCTTTAGCGAAACATTCAAAACCCCCTCAAAGAATGTCGTACCGTTCTCTCTTGAACTTGTAATTGCCTCTTCAAAATTGTTTTCATCGCTTTGCACCTCGTATTTATAAGCCGAAACCGTTCCGGGCGTTCCGTTGATCGTTTCAACTACATCTGTGTTCGTAGCGTCATAAACTACACTAGAGTAAGGCGCATCACCGTAATTGATGAAGTAGATGTTTTTCAAACCCCCTACGCTATCCTTGCAGACTTCATTTCTACCTGCTGTAATATCACATGCCATTTTTTTTAATTTTTTATAGTTAATAAAAAGGGGCGGGCGCAAAACCCACCCCCATTAACCTTAGTTAGTTAATTCTTAGTTTCCAGTATTTGTAATTCCGTATGTAACTACGTCTTCTGGGTTTGCAATCTGAACCGCTGCAGTAAGTTTCATTGCAATACGCACGTTATCTGAAAGGTCGATGTCTGCCATATCCAAAACTTTAACCTCTGTATGATCCGAAAGAACACCAGTACCGAAGTATAGGTTGTCTTTGTAGGTGCAGATAGCTACGTTGTCAGACATTCCTGTACAAACTTCCATACGAATACCGTCAAACATAACCTCCCCCATATCTTGGTTGTTGAAACGATCAACAAACCCTAAAGCTGCTTGCGCTCGGATATAAAGACGATACCAAGAAATAGGAATTTTAATTGCTAAATCTTCTTTAAACAATGTATTTGGAATAGCGTCTACGATTTTACCTGTTTTCAGCCACAACGTTTGCCGCTGTAATTGTAATTCCTGCAACCTCTTGATCTGTTGGCTGTAGTGGTTGGTTAGTTAACAAAGTTTTCGAACCCGTCAAACTCTCCATCGTTAGAAGCTACACCAGACCAGATGTTTGTTTCTGTCTTTGCTGCTACTTTTGCCGCTACATAAGAAAGTAGGTAATCAGCGAATCGTGGTGGTAGTTGGTCGTGCGCTGAGAATCCCATTGATTCAGCTTCCCAATCTGAACGAAAATCCTACTTTACATAGTTGCTAAGTTAACTTTGTATGGAAGCGGTTCGATAACTCTCTCACTCAAAGTGATAGACGATGTAGGATCGAAATCGCATGAACCATCTTTCAAAATGTCATCCGTAGACAAACGCTTCAATGTTTCACGGTACTTAATGTTTGGTTTGATTTCAATCAATCCTTTTGACAAAGTGTCTCCACTCAATAGGGCTGCACTCGCATACTTTCCAGCTTCCTCACCAGCGTATGTAGTTGTAATACTTGTTGTTGTTGCCATTATTATATTTTTTTTTAATGTTATTTACTTAATTATGATGGGTCTGTTGCTGTAATTGATCCAGCCGCGGAACCTACACCGTTAACCAACCATTGCGAACCATCACAAAGGATTTCAATATAGTCACCGATTGATTCCGCTGTTGCTACGAAGTTAATTTGATCTTCATCTGCTGCTGCTACGCTTGCACCGTTCACTAAAAGGATTCCGTTAATATTGTCTCCTTCTGCTGAGTCAATAACCCAGTTATCAGTTGCGAAAGCCGCCCCAACGATGAAACGGAAATTTAATCCAGACTCCAATGCCGGAAGTGTTACAACCTCTCCGGTTGCGTTGTTTAAAATAAACGCCTTTCCGCTGTCTGCTGCTGTCAATGTGCTATCTGCTGCGATAGTCTCAACTTCTGCTTTAGCGCGCATAAGGTCGTTTGATACGTGTGTTAATGTTGCCATTTTTTTATGGTTTTTAATATTAATTAAATAGTGTATTTCTTACTCGATCAGAGATTGTTTCCCCTTTACGGTTTGCCGCCAGCTTTGTAATCTGAACCTTCTTTTTTGTTTTCTGGGTTGTGTACAATTGGCTTCGCGGTTTCTTCTTTCATTTCAACCGTTTCTTCTTCCTTCGTTTCCTCTTTTACTTCCTTCTCTGGTTGCTCTGAAAGTTTTAGCCTCTAGTGCTGCAATACGCGCCTCTAGTGCTTCTTTTTCCTCCGCTGAGAAATAAGTTTCTTTGCTTACTGATTCAACAACCTTTTTGGCTACTGGTGTCTCAGTTGGTTTGTCTGCTGCTGCAACTTCCTCCTCTGGTTGTTGTTCTTCTGCCGCTGGCATCTCACGAATCTCTCCAATGATACCTTCTTCTGATACTACCAACTGCATCCCATCTTCCATTCCGTATTCACCAACTGGCAAAGGAATAGACTGTCCGTCCTCCGATTTAACGAAGACTTCTTGCCCCGCTTCGAATGTTTCAGCCTCGATAACTGTAACGCCATCGTCCAGTTTCATTTCCGCTAAGTCGATAGTCATACCTACTAGCTTTTTAATTTGCTCTAATTTTGAAAGTTCTGTTTTCATACTTATTTAACTTTTTGTTGTTTAATCTGTTGCATTTTTAATTATCTAGGTACGTTTGTTACGTTTCCCACATGCCCATTGTACAAACTTCCAAGCCCTTGACCCGTTAGCTTTTTGTACTCCTCCGCTGTTAACTTTGGTTGGTATTTCTTCTTTTTCTTTTTCATTTTTTTATCTTTCTTCTAAAAACCAGTCAGAATCTAATTCTAATGTACAGTTGTTGTTCCCGTTGTTGTTTCTCACTTGAAAATACACATAGTCGTTTTGATCTAAATTAACGTTAAAAATAAAGTTAAAAACCGCTACGTCCCTTGAGCCCGATAGGTTATTAACCTGCCTCCTAGCCTCTGGGAAGTTCTCAAAAAAGCTGCCCGAATTATTCCATTTTCTGATTCTTATACCAAGTACATTATTTCTTGTGCTTTCAATAACAAAATTAACAACGCATCTATATTCCCGAGGGGAATTACCTAGGTGCCTTAATTGTCCTGTGCCTGAAGAATCAAAATGCTCCAGCCTGTTTTCATCCCATACAGCATTTAAGGTATACCAAGTCGAGCCTGCACTTATTACTGTTAAATTCTCGCTTGAAACTTTTAGACGTCCACCTTCAAAAGTATTTTTCATTCCTACGTTATTACTCCATGCGCTTTTTAAGTCTGCCTGTGTTATATTTGGACTTATATTCGTATCTGTAGCGTCAAATGCACCGTTACGAGAAACGAGTGCATTTACTACCTGAATAGTTGACGGGTTTGTGAAGTTGCTAGACGTAAAGTCAAAGAAAGAAACGCTTGCCGGTAGGTCAATATTTTGGTTTGTTCTAAATCGACTATTCATTATAAATGATGCACCAGCTTTATATAAAGAATAAACCCCATTTGTTAAACCTCTAACAATTGACGTATCAATGAAGTAGCCACCCAGCCAAGTTCCTGAAAGCGTCATTTCAGGTGTGCCTCCAAAACGCCCTGTATTTATTTCAAGCCCCTGCCTGTAACCGTTTAACTCACCTATTGAAGTACAATCGTTGAAGTTTACTCGGACTAACTCTGTTGCACTAAATCCCGTTGCATTTGTTAAGTCAAAAATCTGTGAAGATGTACCTGAAGCCGTGAGCGTAATATCTTGAAAAAATACATTACCAGCGGTTGCACCGTTGAACATTGTGTAACTATTATCTGAACAGGTGAGAAATGACAAATCAAGGTTGTACCCTTTAATGAATATACCTGTACTTGGAACGGTAACGGTCACGCCTGTCATATCAATCGTACCGTCGATAAAGTATTGTTTTGTACTGTCTATTGTACCGCCTAATGTAGTAGATACATTTGATTGGTTCACTACTATTCTATTGTCTAAGCCGCCAAGACTTTGATTAAAATTTGTTACAGGTATTTTTCTGGCAATATTATCAGTAGAACTATCTAGGTAAACAGACTCAGTACCATCCAAAGACGTAACGTCCTTAAATACTACATACGAGGGTAAGTCTTTACTAGGCATCTTTAAGAATGTTTAATATTGCAGCAAGTTTTTCGTCTTCCGTTAGTGGTTTTTGTTCCTCCATCTTTAGATTTTCAAAACCTTTGTACATTCCCTCAATTGAAAAGCCGTTGTAATCGCCATCCTTCACCGCTTGCCATTCCTCGTCGTTGTTAATCTTCATCATAACGGCCCAACCGCCAAGGATAGGTTTAACGTCGAATAGATTGATTTTGTCGTGCTTCTCATCTTCTGTAATCCACGATTCAATAACGGTGCAATTCTGTACCGGCTTCTCATGGTCTGCCGTAACATTATTATTATTGAGGTTACGCATGTATAACTCTTGCGTCTTAGTAATAGTGTCAGCCGTGAAATAGATGTTAAACTCTACTGGCTCATCAAACCCTTTTGGCTGCATCTTTCTATAAATACGCTTGTCNGGGATTAACGCNTANCCCACTGCAATNCGTCTTTCNTCGTCTGCTACTTTTANCGCAATTCCTTGCTCGTGCTTTGATAGTGCAATGAAATCCTCTTCAATTGCTGGCTTGTCTACTAAGGAGATAGCAAAAACCCCGTCTTCGTTCTCATCGTCAATGAATAACTCTATTTCTTGTATCTTGCTCATGTTATTATAACTTTTAATTNTTNGTTTTGTCGCATTTTANAGGCTTGCNTTCTCTATCTTGTTNCGCTCTAAACTTTGCGCGGTTGTAACGTTTCCGGCTACTACATAGGTTTCAATTGGTTGTTGTCCTTGTTGCCCTAGGCTTTGCGCTAATTGATTCACTCCAGTATTACCAACTACGTTAAAAGTAGGCGAGGCAGCCGAGGCGGTTGGTACTGATCCAACGGAAGGCGCTGAACCTCCACCCCCTGCACCTTGAAATTGAGTACGTGCGATAGTTGCTATTTGTGCCGCACCTGTAGCCGCTACGATTCCAGCCTTAACAAAGTTTGCACCTGAGAACTGGTCCTGTGGTACGGCTAGTTGCCCAATAACTGCCTGTGCTGTACTGATAACCGCCTGTGCAATTCCCACAGCCTTATTAATGTTAAACGCTCTGCGTGCGCTTCTTTCATCGTCTTTTGCAAATGCTTGTACAAGGTCATTTACAGCGCTAAGCATATCCGAGTTTAATTGTAGTTTAGCGTTCGCCACTTCAACACTGTCAGCAAGTTCCTCCTCTGAAAGTTTTTTCTTTTTTTGTGACGCTTCAAAGTCCTTCTGAAATGAAGTCTCTCTTATTTCGTCCTTACGCTGTTCTACCACCTCACGCATAGGCATCATTTCAGCCTCGTTCTGCTCTTCTACTTCTTTAAGAATCTGACCTCGTTCACGGTTATACGTGGCTAATGCTAATGTGAGTTGTTGTTCAAGTTGCCCCTTGTCCTTCGTGTTCTTTTTATATTCTTCTATTTGGCGTTCATAAGAAATGCGTAACTTTTCCAGTCTCCTCCTGTCTTCATCTTCAATTAGGCCAGTCTGTAGGTCTTCAATTTCGCGGGCGGCTTGTAGTTTATTAGCTAAAAATTCCTTGTACCTAGCCAACCCGTCCTTATACCGCTGTTCTTCTTTTTGGCGTTGCTGATCGTCTATTTCGTCTAAATTGTCCGCGTGATTTTCCTCTGCTAATTCTACGTTTTTATGGTGGTTTCTTATTTCAACTAATAGCGATTCGTTTTCTTCTTTTTTCTTATTTATAGAGTCTTTTATTTCTCTTGCCCTATCATCTTCGCCCTGTCTCTTTGCTTCTCGATATAACGCTTGCTCTTTTTTTAATGTGTTTTTATTTAAGTTGAAAACGTTTTTTCTGTTTGCTTGCGTTTGCCTTAAACCCTCTTGCTCATCCTTGTACCTTTCCTCGGTCTGCCTGCGCATTTCCTCCGTAAGTTCTTCGGAACTTGCGCCCTGTTCCTCCATGCTCTCAATGATACGCTTGTGACGTATATCTAATAGAGTCATTTCGTGTTTATGGTCTCGCTCTTGCTGCTCTCGAAGTTTTTTCATGGCCTTCATTTGTGCCTCATACTCCGCAGTTATTTTCTTGTGCGCTGCTGCCACGTCGATAGCGTCTTCCTCCATAATGCCGAAGAACTGTAAAAGCTGTTTAATTGGCCCCCACAAAGCATAGATAGCAGCACCTAAAGCAGCTACAGCCATAATAATTAACCCGATAGGATTCAGTGACATCACCACGTTCAGCACTTTTTGAACTACTACGTTTGACATCGCAGCAACCTTTAAGGCTTTAAACGCTCGTATTCCTTCACGAATGGATTGAACACCATCAGCAATAGCCATAGCACTCTGTACCTTTAACAAAGTCTCTTCTAAGGCTGCACTGTTTGCGCCAAAAGCACCCATAACACCCTGTGCAAGCGCGAAACCTCCCGCGACTCCTTGAATAGCGCCACCTAAATTAGTGCCAACGCCCTCGGCTAATCCATCAACCGCTGAATCAGTGTCAATGATTAACCTTTTTCATTTGGGCTACTTCCTTCGCCATATCCGCGAATTCTGCTGTACCTTGCTGTCCGGCTGCCGCCATTTCATAGAGCCTATCTTCCAACTCGCCAATTGCAAAGTTTAAAGGCTGCACACCTTCTCCGTATACGTCCTCTAACGTTCCCCCGAATTTATTTAAGGATTTGTCAGCTTGTGTAGCATCTACCCTTATTTCAATTACTTTTTCTTCTGCCATGCTTTCTGACGTTTAAGCTGGTTAATAGTTTGCTTCCAGTTTTTAGGAAGTTCATTTTTTCCTTTGGCTATTTCTATCGCTTCACTCTGTCCGTAATGCTCTGACAAATGAAGCATCTCAAATATTAATGGTATCATAATTTTATCCTTCCTAAATTTTCTTGTAATATGTACCCTCCGTCCTCAGTGAGTAGGAAGAAACTACTATCTTCTTGATCTATTACAACCGTTCTTTCGTATGCCGTTGTACCGTCCGAGTTAATACCCTCTACAGTGTATACGTCTTGCCTTGCCAATCCTGTTGTATTAGAAGGCGCTGTTATAGTCCAATTCTGCTCACCTTCATTTGTTGCCGGTACTACTGGGCTACTTGTGGTGAATCCTGTGCCGCTTGTTAGCGTTAAATCAATGTAACCCCCTCGCGGTGGTTTGATCGGAATAACTATATCACCTCCATCGCTGGATAAATTAAAACCTGTAAACTTTCTGCGCTCCCCAACAAAGTCAGAAATTAAAACCAATTTCGTCTCCCCTGTGGTTAAGTCGCTAGTAAGGTCGTTAATTCTATATTTCTTATCCCGTATAATTATCGCATCTTCTAACGATAAGCGCGTTAACACATCAATGGGTAGTTTTTCTTTTACCGTTACTATTCGCGTCTTGCTTCTAAATAAGTTAACTAGGTACGGCTTATAATACACGTTGTAAAGGCTCAACTCTTTAGGCGTTAAATCTAGCGTACTAAATTCACTCCCGAAATTCATAGTGTAATCAGCGTTATTGAATCGCACCTCTTGTCCAAATGGTAGGTAATTAAAAATTGTACCCGTTGTTGATCCGTTGTTAAATTGGAAACTTACAGGCGTTAAATTATCTTGAAGGTATAGTTTGACAGGTTTTGGAATGTATGGTTTATAGTCCGGTTCTTTTGTAAGTGCATACGCCACTTGCAGATTGCCGTTAGCCGTGTCGAAGTTATTGAATAACAAAGTTTCGAAAGGTAGTTTAATCTCATACTTTCCACCGTCATACAATGGAAACAACTCCGAAAGGCTCCCGTACTGCTTTTCGTTTTCTTCCTTGTACGCCTCATTCATGAAAGACTTACTATCTTGCCATTTGAAATTAATTTCGTTGTATAGTTTCGGACGGCTCACCTCTATCTTGTCTGTATCAACATACGGTGTAATGTCTACATCTTCACCGCCCGCGTACCAATCCTGTAGAGGTTCAATCTGAAATTCAAGTTCCGTGTCTGTAGGGTAGCAAGTAAGGTTGAATTGTTTTAATGTTCCACTTAACCAGTCAGTTACTTTAATATCTGGGGCAGACGTATTGAAATCGAAGTTAGCCGTAGTTGTATTACTCGTATCGGTTACTTGGTAATTTTCCGTTGTCGTTGTTAATGTTGGTGGACTTGGAAACGGGTTTGATTGTGTTTCAGTGTACGAGAAAATATATTGTATTGTGTAATCGAATGTTGTACTCCCTGTTGTGCGAACCTTAAAGGTATAAAGATCGTTTACAGCGGAAAAGCTAGAAGTACCAACCGTTGTTTCGTTTACAACCGTTGTTAATTGTCCCGCTGGTGGTGAGTAAGATTGATACAATGCCCCGTCTTTGTATACGTCAATGGTGTATGGGTCAGAGTTTGAAAGGTTAAATACTTGAAGGTTGATTAATAACTCATAATCAGTAATAGGGTTTGTTGCGCCTAACAATGAGAAATCAAAACCAAGTATATTGATCTCGTCTGCTGTATCTAACATCGGGTAAGTTGGGCTACTACTGTCCGCTATCCCTGAAAAATCAAATGTTAAATCAAATGGCTCACTCAAAAAGTCTGCCGTTTCTCTATTCTTCCACCATGTAAAAGAGTTTGTAAAGCGTTTATCCGTTAAGAAATTACCAACGAATTGCACCCCATATTTAGCTTCAATTAAGTCGAGTATTTTAGCGTCCTTTAGCGCTGGAAATAGTTCACTCCAAGTTAAGGCCGTTCCCGTTTGTGTGATGTCAGTGGAAGCGCCCCCCGTATACGTCCATAGTCTCGAACTGGAGATCAAGGGAAAGCGAACGTCTAAATCAGAAGTACTGGTTATTGACGTTTCAACCGTTGCGCCGTTGTACGTAGTAGCCACAGTTGCATAATTCAAATCCTTCAGTTTATCGTTGCCTATTAAATCCTTCAACGTTACTACATCACCATAGAAAGTAATCTTGTAACTTTTAACTTGACCGTCTACAATTTCCGCGCTCTCTAATTGGATTTGTCCACGCCTAAACGGTGTACGGTTTATTTCAATGCGCCCGTCAATTCTAACGTTAGCGTTAAACTCGTCTAAGTCGTTGTTATAATAGTACTTGAATACTTGGTTGTTTGTCTTGCTTGCTGGAACGGTAAAGGTTTGCGAAAAGTCAGTAAAGACCATTGCGATATCCTTAATGTCCTGAACGCTAGATTTTACCTCTATCTTTTCATCTTGGAATAAATCCAACAAAGTGAAGTTAACCCCGTCCTTCGCGTATATCTGTACTTGAAACTTCATTAAACTATGTAGTTAAGTGTTTTGTAAGCGTACTGGAATTCCACCTCGTAATTAATGTTGTTATCGTTGATACTCTTTTGAAGTTCAACCGCCTTTGTTTTTAGTACTACGGGTTTGTCGTCTAGCCTTACTGTTTCGGACAACATTAATTCCTTAATAACGTTCTTGTACGACTCAGGAACCCAACCCGTGTTACACTTGATAGATTCAACACCATTCACGTTAAAAACCTGTTTCCGCCCTTCTGTTAGGCTGTAGTCGGTGTCTTGACTCATTAAGTTATAATCAATGTTGCTCATCTCGAAAGAG